AGCGAGACGCCGAACTCCTACGATCCCGGCGATCCCGAAACCTACAAGCAATTCATCCACGCCCTGATCACCGACAGCCGCGACTATGAGAATTCGGTCCTGGCGCCGAAGCGCGACGAGGCGCAAAAATACTATTACGGCATGCTGCCCAATCTCGGCGGCGCGACGAGCCCCGGCTACAGCGACACGCTGATCATCGAGGACCCCAACGCCACTTACGAGGAAATCCTCGGCCCCACCGAAGGCCCGTCGAAAAGCTCCTACGTCTCCACCGACGTGCGCGACGCCATCCTGACCATGCTGCCAAGCTTGGTGCGCATCTTCGCCGCGAGCGAGAACGTGATCAGCCTTGTGCCGCGCTCGCCCGCCGACGACGTCATGGCGGAGCAGGCGACCAATTACGTCAACTATGTCTTCTGGCATGACAACGCTGGGTTTTTGACCCTCTACGGCGCGTTCAAGGATGCGCTGACGCTGCGCACCGGCTACATCAAATGGTGGACCGACAAGACCAGGGAGGTGAAGCGGAAGTCGTTCGTCAACATCACCTTTGAGCAGCTCCAGACGCTGCTCTCCGAAGACCCGAACGCCAAGCCGGTCCCGGGCACGCTCAAGCAGAACGAAACCGGCGGCCTCGATGTCGTGATCGAGGGGACCGAGAACAAGCCGCTCACCCGGGTCGAGGGCGTGCCGCCGGAAGAGATGCGGCTCGACCGCTACGCGCGGACGTTTTCGAAGTCGCGCATCGTCGGCCATGAGCGCATCGTCTCCATCGATGAACTGACCGCGATGGGCTACCCGCGCGACCTCTGCGCCAACTTCCTTCAGACCCAGGACGTTCACAACTTCACCATGGAGGCGATGATCCGCAATCCTGGGCGCGGCATGTCGACCCGCGTCGGCGACGGCGTCCTCTACGGCGAATGGTACATCCGCGTCGACACCGACGGCGATGGGATCGCGGAACTCCGCTACATCTGCACCATGGGCGAGGCGCACGAGATCGTCGCCGATCAGCCCGCCAACCGGATCAAATTCGCTCTCTTCAGCTGCGATCCGATCAGCCACACGCTGGTGGGCGACAGCATCGCCGATCTGACCATCGACATCCAGCGGATCAAGACCAACATGACGCGCGGCGTCCTCGACAGCCTCGCCGAGAGCATCAACCCCAAGACCGTCATCAACGAGCTGGTCACCAACCTCGACGACGCCCTCAACGACGACCTCGGCGCGGTGATCAGGACCAGAGGCGACCCTCAGAACGCCGTCCAGTTCGCCTCCACCCCCTTCGTCGGCCAGCAGGCGTTGCCGATCCTCGAATACCTCGACGCGGTGCAGCAGAAGCGCACGGGGCTATCCGACGCGGCGCGCGGGCTCGATCCGAAGGTCCTGCAATCCTCGACCATGATCGGCGTCGAGGCGGTGATCAACGGCCAGCAGGAAAGGACCGAACTGGTGGCGCGGGTCCTGGCCGAGACGGGCTACCGCGATCTTTTCCACGGGCTTTTCAACGAAATCGTCGAGAACGAGAACCAGGTTCGCACGCTGCGCGTCAACGGCAATTGGCAGACCTATCACACCTCGATGTTCGACGCCGACATGTCGGTCGAGGTCAATCCGACGCTCGGCAAGGGCTCCGACACGCTGCGCATGATGACGTTGCAGCAGATCAAGCAGGACCAGCAGATGGTCTTCAGCCAATTCGGGCCGCAGAACCCCGTCGTCGGCATCCCGGAGATGCTCAACACCATCACCGACATGCTGACCATCGCCAACATCAAGAACGTGTCGCGTTACTTCAAGACCCCCAGCCCGCAGCAGCTCCAGGCGATCATGTCCGCGCCGAAGGAGCCGGATGCGATGACCATCGCCGCCAAGGCCAACTACGAGCGGGTGAAGATGCAGACCGCCCAGGCGATGGGCGACCAGCAGTTCAATGTGCAGAAGCAGGCGCAGGACGAGGCCTACCGGCGCGACGCCCTCGCCCAGCGGCAGGCCAACGACGCCGAGAAGATCCGGGTGCAGGAGGCCGAGATGGCCTTGCAGCACAATGTCGACATGGCCCAGGTGGTCGTCGACATGGCCAAGGCTGTCACGACACCGCCAAGCGGTGGTAGTAATGACAACAGCCCGCCAGGGGGCGGGGCCTGAAGAGGGACATCAAATGAAACGATTGATTTTGGCGGCGGCGCTCGCCGCCTTGGCCGCGCCTGCCGACGCACGGTTGCAGCTTTCGATCTCGGACGGCAGCTCGACCTTCACCTGTTTCGACGGCGAACTGAGCTGCGACGTATCGGGCGGGGCCAACAACCTCCTCACCATCGACACGACGCTCGACGGGTTTTTCGTCCAGCTGACGCTGACCCAGTCGAGCTTCGGGCTGCACAACCAGCTTCAGCTCTCGTCGAGCAACATCGAGAACAACGGCCTGACCGAAGGCAGTCTGACGCTGCTGGCGAGCGACACCGGCTTTCTCAATCCGGCAGCCTCGATCAGGGAGAGCGCCTCGCTGACCTTCAACAGCAATGTCGGGGCGGGCTTGTCGACCCTCAAGTTCTGGGCCGATCCCGCCGACGTGCAGGGCGCGAACCCGCTCAACACGCCCGGCGCATTGCTCGACACGGTGAGCGGAGCGGCGGTCACCGACCCCGACAGCTTCTCCGGTTCGCACGATACGGCGTTCCTTCTCTCCGCGCCGTTCTCGATGACCGAAGGCGCGACGCTCGACCTGATCCGGGGCGGCTCGATCACCGGCTTCAACCAGTCGATGGAAAGCTCGGTGCCTGAGCCGAAGACCTGGGTTCTGAGCCTCGTAGGCTTCGCGCTCCTGGGCGCGGTGGGCCTGAAGCGCGCCCGGCCCGGGCGGTTCGCTTCGCTCTGACATGCAGCGCGGCGTCAAAGGCGTCGATTGTGTCGTCTTCGGCGCCGCGCTCTTGGTCGTCAATCTGACATCCCGGCACCTCCCGGCCGTCCACAGCGACCTTCTGATCTGGACCACCGGCTGGATCGGCTCGATCCTGATCGTCGTCGTCGTCGGCGCGCTCCTGTTTCTCGATCAGGAGCGTTGAGCGGCCTGCTTGCCGCATCCCTGAAACCGCAGTATTTATTGTAGCAACCGACGGAGTTGTCACGGGGACAACTCCGGTTGCCGATGGTCAGATGTCGGCGCTCGGCAGTAGGGACAAGATCGAGAGCTTAAGCGCGCGTCGCGAACTGAGCGACGCCGCCAGGGTCCTGCTTGCCGACAAGGCCTTCGGCCACGCTTTTCTTGAGCTGCGCCAGCAGTGGTTCGGCGAGCTGATGGATCAGCCGCACGCTGGCCCGAAGCAGGACGAGCTGGCCGCTCGCCTGAGGGCGCTCGACGCCATCCCCAACGAGCTTGGCCTCCTGGTCGACAATTTCCGCGTTGACGCGAGGAGCGCCCGCAATGCCTCCTGAAGGCCTTGACGAGGCGCGCGAGGCGTTCGCGCAGGAGTTGCCTGGAGACACCCGTCAGCGCGACCAGAGCGGCCGGTTCGTCTCCACCAGGGCGCCAGAGGCGATCTTCCAGCCCCGCGAGGTCGAAGGCGACCCTCTGACCGGCGACACGTCCGACGGCGGCGCCGACGAGCGCCTGCTGGAGCATGAGAGGAGAGTTGCAGATGGCCGGTCTGAAGAAGGGGAAGCCGCCGACGTTCAAAGGCCCGCGCGGCGCGCAGCCGCCAATGACAATGCCCAGTCCGCCAACGACAACCAGTCGCCAGCCCGCGCCGACAATGCCGGTCAAGACCTCCAAGGCTCAGACCAGGGGGCCGGTTCCGACGGGGGTGAGGACGAAGACACCTCCCCCCGGTACAAAATTCAGGTAGACGGCGCAGAGGTCGAGGTCAGCCTCAACGAGGCGCTGCGCGGCTACCAGCGCGAAGAGACGTTCAATCAGCGCATGCGCCAGATGGTCGAGGTCGCCAAGGCCATCGACCAGCGCGGCGCCGAGGCGCAACAGGCGCGCGACGGCTTCATCCAGCTCTGCCAACGCCAGGAGCAGGAATTCGCCGCGCTGATCCCCAAGGAGCCCGACTGGGAGGCGCTCTACAAGACCGATCCCGCAGGCGCTCACGCCCTGGAGCTGAACTACAAGCACGTCTACGGCACGCTCAACGCCATCCGCCAGCGCCGGGCCGCCGCGCAAGCCCAGGCCCTCGCCGAGAACGCCCAGCGCACCGCCGCTTACGCGCGGGCCGAATTCGACAAGTTCGTCGCCAAGAACAAACTCGCCAACCAGACCGAGGTGGACAAGGCCATCAACGCGATGCGCCGCACCGCCGCCAACCATGGCTTCAGCGAGGACGAAATCTCGACCACCTACGACGAGAGGATGCTCTCGGTCCTGCACAAGGCCGCCAAGTACGACAACATGGTGGCCAACAAACCGTTCCCGGTGCAGCCGGAACGCCAGGGCGCGCTTCAGCCCGGCTCCGCGCCGCGCATCGGCAACGGCGCCGCTCGCTCGATGAACGACGCCCAGAAAAGGCTCGCGGCCACCGGCCGCGTGGACGACGCAGCAATCGTGATGGCCCAATTCCTTCGGGCCAGATGATAAGTCCGGGTCAACCGGAGCCCCCCGTCCAGTCTAAGGACTGGAGCACATAGTCTAGACCTTCGGGCTAGAGCCAATTGTCCGCCAACTACTGGCGGCGATCCCTCTTGCTCGAAAGGATCAGACCTGTGCCAAAGGTTACGAACGCATACGTCACTTATAACACCCTATCGAATAGGGAAGACTTAAGCAACGCCATCTACAACATCGACCCGTTCGACACTCCTGTGATGTCAGCTATTCGGCGTCGCAATGTGAAGAACAGAATTTTCGACTGGCAAACCGAGTTTCTGCCTCTGGTGAACTTGAACAATGCTCAGATCGAAGGTTTCCAACTGAGCAACAGCCTGTCGACGCCGACCACTCGCCGCAACAACACGACGCAGATCAGCGAGCGCGACGCCACCGTGTCTGGCTCGCAGGAGGAAAGCGACGCGGCGGGCAAGGGGAGCGAGATGGCCCACCAAATGGCCCTCTCCGCCAAGGTGTTGAAGTCGGACATCGAGAGCATTCTCTGCTCTCGGCAAGCCCG